GCGCAAGAAATGACTGCCGCCGGCTCCTTTTCAACTAAAGTAACTTCGCCTGCGCCCATAGTAAAACTAGTAGCGACCGCGCCAGCAATATCTACTTTTGTTTGCGCTGCAGCAAAAATTCTCACTAACTTTGCATCACCTATACTGTTAGGTGTTGTTGTAACTGAAACTTCAAGACCAAGTGGTTTAATAATTCTCATTTAGGTTCTCCCGTTGTATCTCATTATTTATTATTCGCTACCTTTACCTACAATTTGACTATTCCAAAGATCAAACAGTGTCTGGATTTTTTCTGCTTGAGTTTCATTTGTAGCATTTTGAGAGTTCATTTGAATTCTCATGTCATTTAACTCATTCTCAAGATCTTTGATTTGAGTCATCTTTTCTTTCATTGCCCCAATCTCAGCGTTCTGAATTAGGTCATCGGGCAATGCACCCAACTCTCCAAGAGGCCACTTCTCACGAAAATGTGAATTCTGGTCAATGTATCTTTCAGCAAGCATTAAATCTCTTTCCAAAAATGTAATTCTTTCAGTCAATTGAAAATATCCCATTACCACGACACCAGTTGCAAATATCATACTAAGTAAATTGCGAAGAGGTATTGTGATAGCAGAATCTTCATTTACGCTGATTCCGTTATCTTTCATTTTTTAATCCTTTTTCTTACCACCTACTGCATCGGCTGCAAAGAATGCAGAAACCAAAACAGCAATAGAGGCAAAATATGTTGGCGCGATATCAGCAATCAAACCCGCCGCCGTGTCAAGACCAAAGGCAGAAGTTAAAAAGATACCAAATGGATATAACAATAATCCAATTAATGAGAACCAAGCCATCTTACGAATAGCGTCTCTTTGAGCATCTTGATCTTCTAATGCTTTTCTTTTAAATTCTAAATGCATATCCCATTCTTCTTTTGAAATATGCCCATCGCCATTAGCATCAATCTGTTTTGCGATTTCAGAATCTAATGTATGGTTGTCTTCTGACATGTTCTTTCTCCTGTTGAAAAGGGGGCTCACGCCCCCGCATATTAATGTTCTTTCTTCAACATGGTCCAGATACCCCAAGCCAGACCGGCCCAGGCCAATAATTTAGCAATACCACCAAATAAAATAACTGAACCGCATACTGCGATTAACATACCACCATCCCAAGAGGTTCTCTCACCTAAACGAGCTTTTACCCAGTGCATCATGGTTCTTCTCCTATGTTGTGTATGTTGTTATAATATACGGTCATCAGAGACATTTTAATTTTTTAATTCAAGAAGCTTGTGCTCTATCATTTCCTTCTTAAATTTTTTACGTTCGAGTTCGTCTTGGACATATTCGTATCGAAGCTTCTCTGCTCCAATAAGAGCAAGAGACGGTTCTTGTTCTGAATCTATTTCGCGTTGTCGATAATAGTTTATGACCAAGGCATCTTGATCCATATCCATATCAATCATTTCCGCCTTCAGTTCAAGTTCCATCATCATCACCTTTTCCTGATGCGCGTGTCTGGCGTCAAGGTAAATGTAAGCTCCTAGACCTGTCCCCACTATCGTCAGCAGGGCAACTATCTGGTTTAGATCTTTCCAATTCATTTTTTAATTCCTCTTGCACCACACAGTAATGAACTATCGGCGCCTTTTCAACCATTTTTCTTTTAGGGAGAACATCTACTATTACGTTACCAAAGTATGCCCCTAATGCTATGAGTACGCCTATGGTTAGATATTCCATAATTATACCTTATTTTTTATTTTCGCCCTCAAGCTTTTCGATGCGGGCATTTAATTCAGGCCATACCTCGAATTCATGAAGTTCTTTACAAGGATGACTATTCTTTTCTAATTCAGCCAACCGAGCTTCAATGAGATCGATCTTACCAGTGATTCTTGGATATTTTTTTCTCCAAGCTTCTGGGTCATTTTGCAACCAAGTCCAACCCCATCGAATTGCTAAGTGTTCAAGGAAGCCATCGAATTTAGCGACTCCCCATGTAGCCATTTTTGTATCTTTAAACCAAAATAAAAATGCAGCGCCAAGTAGTGATCCTGCGATAGCTGTGTAGATCCACAGCGTATCATCAAACATTTCTGCTAACATCTGCCTCTTCTCCTGTATACTGCGAATAATAAGCAGAGCTGTGATCAAAGAAATTGTCAAATGGTTGGCCTTTCTTTAATGCAGCCCAACGACCTTTCATCTTATCTCTGAAACGTGCCCACCAAGATAGATTGGCATGAATATGACCATTAAAGTCAATATACATTGGATTAGAGTGATGACGATACCCCATGAACGCAAAAGGTACTGTAGGAACGATATCATTGTTGTTCACAAAACGATAGTGTTTCACGTGTTTAAAGGCGTTTACAAAAGCTTTTGTACCTGTCCTTGGTGAACCATAAGTAAATAAACAATGAACATCTATATCCATTGAAAAGCGGCTAGCAGCAATAGTTGCCATTGCGCCTCCAAGAGAATGCCCACAAATTGTTAATTTTTTACCTAGATGCGGCGTCACTTCTTTGGTGACATCCGCCCACAATTTTTCTAATTCGTTTTGAAAACCATTATGGACTTTGCCATGGCCAATCATAGGTTCATCAGGCCAAGCATTGAGATCTGCAATAACATCTGTGAATTCTGTTGGTTCTGTTCCTCTAAATGCAACAGCAACTTCTTTTTCATTCCATACTACGTGGCATTGTGCCCCGTCAATATCAATAAATGTATGTCCAGTCCATCCGAGTTTGTGGAGCTCAGGTGTTGCTTCTGCCCCGTCTAAGTAGGCAATTTGAGCCATTAGTGCGTGTCGATGACACTCAAGTATCTCTTCATGACAAAATTGCGAATTATTCATTTTTTTTCTCCCGCAATGATGTATGTTGTTAAATTCTATTTATAAATAAGTTTCAGAAAATGGTTGACATTTGTATCATAACCATTTATAATTGGTCTATCCACATAAGGACTAATATGTACCTATGTATCTGTAACGCAATTAGAGAATCCGATTTAGCGGAGAACAGTTTTCTGTTACCTTTAATTGGATCTAAATGTGGCAAGTGTATAGAAGAACAATCTATACAAGATGGCGAACGCGTTACATACTTAACAAATTCTGAGAAGCAAGACTAAAAGCTGTACGGACGCGGGTTCGACTCCCGCCGCCTCCACCATAAGCACATTAGGCAGCAACTTTATATAGTTTCAAATAAGACCAAGTGTGCTTTTGATGGGGGCGTATTGGGATTCGACGGATAGTAAGTAAGAATTGTGGAGAATCGTCAAGTACCGACGTTAAAAGGAACAAATTAAATATAAACGCAAATGATGACGTTTACGACTACGCCTTAGCGGCATAGCGGGGTTTGCCGGAGCCTTGTTACCCAACTCCGGCCACTTTTTAGAGGATACTGTATGGCGAACAATTTGAAAGATTTGACTTGGGACCATCATCAACATGCAGAAAGAACAGAATTTGCAAACTTGTTGATTAGTGGTGAGATACATCCAAAACTTTATCAAAAATATTTACATGCGCAAATGATTGTTTATAACGTTTTAGAAACGGCGGTTAAACTTCCAACAGAATTGGAAGGAATATTTAGATCTTCTGCAATTATGGAAGATCTTGAAGAATTGGAAGATGAGTTCGGTTTAGAAGAAATAAATGAAGTATATCCATCTATTCATGATTATATTTCTCATATCATCGAACTTGATCAAAAAGGGGATAACGATTCGTTGCTTGCCCATGTATATGTCCGTCATTTCGGGGATTTGCATGGCGGGCAAATTATTAAGAAAAAGGTACCAGGTTCTGGACTTATGTATGAGTTCGAGGACCGCGCTACATTGATCTCTGGTGTACGCGCATTATTGAATGATAAAATGGTCGATGAAGCAAGAAAATGTTTTGGTTTTGCCGAACGATTATTTTATGAATTGATAGATGATTGGCACGGAGAAGGGTTTAATGAAATCACAAGTTTCATGGATCCTGAATACGAAGACGAGTCCGATTACAATGAGGACTATTAAATATAACACTTACAGAGTGGAGGAAAAGAAACACAATCTATGGAGAAATTTCTCAAGAAGGTTAACAAGCAGGTTAACAAAACAGAGTTTTATCAAGCAGGAGAATTATTCTTAGTAGGATGTGTGTTAGTTGGAATGATGATTCCGATTAGTACATTAATCTAAGAAAAAAATTATATTATGGATTCAGTGATTTGGGATGAATGTAGAAAACTATCGTCTGGCATAAAAAGTCTTTTTGATAGAGACCTTACATCGTTTACTAATAAAAAATTAACACGCGAATTTGAAGGATGGACGGATCTATTCTGGTCGTCCGACACGGTAAGAAAAGCACATCTTAAAATAATCGAACCAACACCAAATAACCCCAAGCTTTGGTTAATGCACGTTAATGTTTTTCCCCATGAAAACGTGAACATACCAATTCTTGGGTTTGATGTTGTTGCTGGCCCTAATAAAATAAGCGGATCTTTTTTTGATTTTTCGCCGGTGTCCACTACCTCTCATCCATACAACTTGTTCTTCGAAGGACTTACTTCAAATTTGTCCTGGAAAAAGGAAAGAGAATTGCCAGAATGGGCCAAGGAAATATTTTCGCCTCACATTGTTGCAGCCGGAAATATTCAAGAAGAAGCAGAGCTTAAACAATTTGTTCATATAGGTTTAGCTGGCGTTGAATTTTATTTAAGAGGTATTAACGAGCTCTTTTATAAAACAGATGAATCGCATCTTGATATGCATAATAAGTATTGCAAAAATCAAAAGATGAATGTACAATTGCACAAGTCAATATTATCTATGGGTATATCTGAAGAAGATAAAGACGATTATATAAACAACGTTCTATTTGAAGAATTGTGAACCAAAATAGAACAGAACGATCTATAACTATTAATTATTGAACCAAAACTTTCCATTCATAAAAGGAATACAATAGTTTACCAATTTTTTTGTTAATATTTTGCAAATAATCTTAATTTTTTAATTTTTTCTTGTATATATAGTCGCGTGATTTATTGAATCACAATCCGTTTAAATTACTGAATTATATTAAGGAGTTTTCTAATGAAGAAAATTATTGCATTCGTATGTTTAATGATTGCTCTCCCAGCATTCGCAAACGAACCAGCTGTACAAGAAACAGCAAAGCTTAACGAAGAAGGCGAGTATTGTGCACGTATTGAAACACGTGGTCCTGCTGGTCTTACAGTTAAGAAAATGAAGTGTCGTACCATCGAAGAGTGGAAAAAAGCAGGTTATGAAGTATCTGCAAAGGCGGTCGACTAATCAATGCTAATTAAACTAAGAAATTATGCACTAGCAGTTGTTGTGCTTGGTGCTTGTATTATGGGACTAGCCGGTCCAATCATGTATCCCGAGTATATGGTAGAAGCTCAGATGAATTCTGGCTACTACATCCCAATGATCTAAGGGAATAACATGAAAACACAAAGAAACATATTGGTGTCTTTGGTTATGTTAATGGCGTTTTTACTTGTTGGTAAAATAGGCGTTGGTGTCAATGCCTATGGTCAACATTCTATTGATATAGGATTTGATTGCCCCGTTCAAAAAGTGAAAGACAACAAATCTTGTGGTAGACGTCGAGAAAGAGTCTGAATAATTAATTCAGGTTTCCGTGGGGTTCCTGGCCGTCGGTAAGGCACCAAAAATCCCACGCCATATTAAAATAAATATCTGTTTAATATTGACATTTGTAACATAGTAGATTATAATAGACTATCAATAAGGTTACACATGGACAAAGAAACAGAGGAAAACTATAATATGGTTGTAACAATGACCCCAGAAAAAATTCATCATGAGATATCTGCGATGATATCCAGTGGTGTTCCATATATTGACGCTCTCGTAGAATACGCGGAACGCAACAATCTTGAAATTGAATCAATCGCTGATGTTGTTAAAAAATCTTCGATCTTAAAAGAAAAGATTAGGTCTGAGGCAATTGATTTGCGATTAGTTAAAAAGGATCAGTCGACATTATCTGATGTTATCGACATCTAAATATGCTAGCAAGGACGGTTTCAATGTCTATGTGAATTACCTTGCTTTGAAAAAACATTTTACAACAGATTCTTTTGATTATCATAAATATAATGGAAAAATTCGATCTTCGTTTGAAAAATTTGCAGTAAGAAATGATGTTTATTTTTTTACTAAAATATCAAAAGAAGATGATTATGAAAACCTTTTATTATCAAACGTTTTGAAAAATCCTAACGTATGGATTCGAGAAATTGCTGATGCAGAAGGTCAAAGAATTTTTATGGAATGGAAGAAAAAAATTGAATCTTTGGGATATATATTTAGATCGGATTTAAGTCATCTTAATGACGATTACAAATCTAATTTTATATCAGTGAATGGGCAACATCCTTATATTATGACGCAATATTTGCAAGGATCGGTTTCCTTAGAAACATTTACAATCCTTACTCACATTGCAAATATTTTTTCTTATTGGGAGAAAATAATGGTTGACAAAATTGTTGCACCTGATATAATTAGACTGGCAAAAAAGTACAAACCTTTTTTGTCCTATGATGCAAATAGGTTTAAGACGTATGTCAAAGACCGTTTTTCGTAATGAAAATAAAACGCAATACACTGTAATATAACGCAATATAAAGGAGAAACAAAATATGGCACCAACAGATTTTGCTGCACTAAAGAAAAATCGTGCTAAGTCCCTCGACAAGTTGAATTCACAACTTGATAAAATGACAACTAAAAGCTACTCGGATCCGAATGAAGGTAAGTTTTGGAAACCTACGCGTGACAAGTCAGGCAACGGTTTTGCAATTCTTCGATTCTTGCCCGCACCTAGCGGTGAAGAAATGCCATTCGTTCGTATTTGGGATCATGGATTCCAAGGTCCTACAGGTCAATGGTATATTGAAAACTCTTTGACTACAATCAACCAAGACGATCCTGTATCAGAGTTCAATTCAAAATTGTGGAACTCAGGTATTGAGGCTGACAAAGATCAAGCGCGTAAGCAACGCCGCCGACTGAAGTATACTGCTAACGTATACATTGTTAAGGATTCTGCTAATCCTGCCAACGAAGGTAAAGTATTCCTTTATCAGTTCGGTAAAAAAATCTTTGATAAACTCAATGATTTGATGAATCCTCAATTTGAAGATGAAGCACCAGTCAATCCTTTTGATCTTTGGGATGGAGCAAACTTCCGCCTTAAGATTCGACAGTTTGAAGGATACCCAAATTATGACAAGTCTGAGTTTGATTCGCAAGAACCTTTGTTCGACGATGATGATGAACTTGAATCAACTTGGAAAAAGTGTCACTCTCTTCAAGAACTTGTTGATCCAAAAAACTTCAAGTCTTACGCTGAGCTAAAAGCTAAGCTACATCGAGTACTCGGCGTATCCGCCGATTACGAAAGTGTATCAACGCAAGACAGCTATGGCGAATCTTCTGATGAATTTGATCTTAGTTCAATGTCAAAATCCGCAGATGCTCCAAAAATTGAAGAGGCGTCTTATTCAGCCACAACTGATGACGACGACGAT